CGCGTCACGAGGCCGCAAAAATGGCCTCTCAATTCCAAACCATTGCCGGAGGCATGCGTGCGTCAGACCAGGATTTTTATAGCGCGGAAATTGATCGCCTTGAGCGTATTGCTCGCCTCCTTGGCGCTGTGGATCGCTCCAGAGATTAAGGGGAGTTGAGGTGAGCCTTGCGCAAGCGGGTAGGGCCACGTTGGAAATTGGAATTGGAATGGAGTAGGGGAAGTGAAATCATCTGTACTCTACGACGCGCGCCAACACGCGACGCCGTCGCAATTGCGAGCACTCAAGGAACGTAACGATCGGAAGTCCTGGGTTGATCTGCTAGCCAAGCGCGACACGCCTGTTTCGTGCCCATCGGCCAGCGCAAGGGTTGCCGCCCTGCCGGGTCGGGAAAAGAAAACAATCGGCGAGCCAGTTACGTCCTACGCTCAAGCTTTCGCAAAAGCGGAGCGGGAGCACCCAATCCAAGGGCGCTTCGAGACATGGTTTAGCATCGTGTCGGAAGCGCCCTCTCCCAATGGATATACGACGATTGACGCGATCCTTCGCGCGACCGCGTTTCATTTTCCGAAAATATCGAAGCGGGATATCTGCGCTTCGCGGCGAACCAAAGAGGTCGTCCTGCCGCGGCAGATCGCAATGTACGTCTGCAAGGCGCTAACGCCAAAATCTCTCCCGGAAATTGGCCGGATGATCGGTGGCCGGGATCATACGACAGTCCTCCACGGCGTTCGCAAGATCGAATGGCTGATCCGCAAGGACTCGTCCGTCGCGCAGGACGTCGCCGAAATCATCAATAGCTTGGGCTGCAGGGACATCTGACATGACATGGTCGAAGGATAGGGAAATTCGCCTCTCTTATCTCTGGACCTCAACGGAGATGAGCGCAGCACAGATCGCCAATGACATGGGCGGCTTTGAGCATTTCCGCGACCGCGGCCGGAGCGCCGTCCTCGGCAAGGTGATGCGGATGGGCCTTCCGCAGCGGAAACTGAACAAGACGCCCAAGACGCCAGAGGAAAGAGCACAGGAGCTGGCGGCGCGCGACGAGCGCAGGCGTGAGCGGGAGCGCAAGCGATATGCCGCTGAGCGCGCCGCCCGCGAGCAACAAGCGGCAGCCGATGCCGTCGCCGAAATTCTTAAGCAACAGAATCTTGCGGAGCAGCGGGCGGCACGGGCCATCCCGTTTGATGACCTCCGGCCGTTCAGTCAGAGGCATTCCAATCAATGCCGTTACATCGTCAACGACGACCCAGCCAACTACCTCTATTGCGCCGCTGTAACGGCTCCAGGCGAGAGTTGGTGCCCTAGCTGCCGTGATGTCGTCATGGCGAAGCCTGCGCCCATTCTGAGCGACGAGGAGCGGTTCAGGCGCGCTTTGGCGTTTAAGAAGAATGCGCTTGCTCGCTCGGTTACTAAACTTCCCACAGCTCGGGACGAGGCCGCATGATCCAGCTCACGCTAGACGATTGGGCGACAGCAGCGGAGCAGCGTGCCAACCAGCGTCGAAACCTCACTCGCAGGAGGGCGGCGTGAACAGGCGCACCAGGCTCACCAAGGACCAGCGTGCGGAGTTGGTCGGGGTCTATACTCAGGACGGCATGAAGGGCGTTGAGGCGCTGGCGAGGCGCTACGGCGTCACGGCAAAGCACGTCGCCAACATCGCCTCTGACATGGGCATCCGGCGCCAGCCTAACCGCAGGCAGACCGAGCAAGATCCGCGCTGGTCTTGGGCTATCGAGAGAGGATCGGTGCGCGCATGAAACTAACGCCACGGGAATCTCAGGTGCTTTCGTTTGTCGCGCTGCACCTCGAAACGTATGGCTATGCGCCGTATCAGGACCAAATCGCAGCGCGGTTCAAACTGAACTCGCGAACCTACGTCAAGCGCGTGCTGAAGCGCCTCGAGGCGAAAGGGCTCCTTCATCTCGATCCGTACCGGCCTCGCGGTATCAAGGTCATCAAGCAGGAATTGAGGGCGGCGTGATGCCCGTAAATTTTCGGAAAAACGTTTCACGTGAAACGCGCGACGACATGGCCAGGATTGCTCTGGAAATCGCTTTGCGTTCTCCAAGTGCCGAGGCGGCGGCAATCATCATGGGGCTTTTCCAAGTAGGGCGTACCACGGCGCGCAGGCTCATCCTGCGCGGGCGTCATCTGGCTATCAATGGGGAAATGAAATGAGCGAGCCATCTATCGGACATAACTCGGACGGCGCGACAAAGTTCGCGAAGGATCAACTTAAGTCCATCATTGAGCGCATTGAGCGGCTCGAGGAGGAGAAGAAGGGAATTTCGGACGATATCCGTGACATCTACGCGGAGTCCAAAGGCAATGGCTACGACGTGAAGGCGCTACGCACCATCGTTCGTATGCGCAAGCAAGACCCCAATGAGCGTGCCGAGCAAGAGACCGTGCTCGAAACGTACATGCATACCCTTGGTATGATCTAGCGAATGCTGGGGGTAGGACTTGGCTCGCATACGGACGATCAAGCCTGAGTTGCCGCAGTCGCAATCTATCGGAAGATTGTCTCGCGAGGCCAGGTTACTTTTCATTCAACTCTTCACCGTTGCTGATGATGCCGGGAGGGCTCGCGCTGCCTCGCGATTGCTCGCGAGCCTTCTTTACCCATACGACGATGATGCGCCGGCACTGATTGATGGGTGGTTGGAAGAGTTGGAGAAAGAGAAGCAAATCCGCCGCTATGTCATCGACGGGTCAGAGTACCTTGAGATAGTTAAGTGGCTGGAACATCAGAAGATTGACCGCCCTTCGCCTTCTCGCTTGCCGCCCCCTCGCGATGTCTCGACGGAGCCTCGCGAGGCCTCGCGAAATGTAGCGCTGGACCTAGGACCAGTACCTAGGACCAGTATCAAGGAAGGGAGTGGAGAGGGACCGCAACTCGCTCGCCCTGATTTGAAATTGGTTGATGAAGGAAAACCGTTAAAGATTGACGAGACCTATGAGCCATCCGAGCGAGCCGTCGAGTATGCGTTCAGCCTCGGGATGAAAAAATCCGACCTCAACGGCGAGCTCAGCAAGTTCATAGCCACCAGCATGGCGGCCGGCGCGGTCAGTTTCAACATCGATATGAGTTTCAAGGTTTGGTGTGATCGATGGCTGGAATTCAAGCTGCGCAAAGACCCGCAATGGAAACCGGCTGCTGAGGTCAAGGCTCAAGTCGATCTCCGTCCGATTGTCATTGAAGGGACGCTCGAGCACACATGCTGGAATAGCTACAACCGGGAAAAGGGATTACGCCCCCTGTTCCTGTGCAAGCAGATGCGTCCGGACGGCACGGTTGTTGATCGTGCGGCGCGTTGCGAGACGCTATTCCCGCCAGGCTTCAACGACTTCGGAGAGCGTATTCAATCCAGCTCGGAGGATGCAGCGTGACCCCGTTCCGTAAGGGCGAACCAGTGAAGCTTACCGACAAGTACGCTCGAGCGCTCAACATGAGCCCTAAGACGCGGGTGAACTGGCTTGTTCGGCGTGGCGTCGTCAAGTGGAGCAACAGCGACACCGTTTCCATTATTTGGGACGGCACAAAAGCACAGCAGCAGGTGCCCTCGCGAGGCGTCGAGAGGATCGCCGATGCAGGTTAAACTCCGCGTCCAATGGCAGTTCTGAGCGTAACAAACAGCATCACAGTTCAATAGAGGGGATACGCTAGCAATGATGGCGGTGGGCGAATTGAAAGATCCTATTGCGGTTCCGGCTCCGGTCGTCGACCCGGAGGCGCCGTGGTACGTCGTCCTTACGCAGCCTCAGCAGGATCTGACGACCGTGTGGCGTCTGCACGAGCTTGGCCTCGAGCTCTATGTTCCGGTGATCCGGAAGCGGGTCAAGACCGGCCGCACGGGCGCAAACGGGCACAAGGTTACGCGTGTCATCGCTAAGCCGATGTTCCCTGGCTATGGCTTCCTACGTGCTACCGGAGGTGCGCTGGACCGTGTCCGCGACACCAGAGGCGTCCGCGACTTCATGCGCAATGAGCGCGGCGAGTTCGTTACGCTGCCTCACATGGCGGTCATGGCGGTCTATCGCAAGCAGAACGAGGAACACCAGGAGTGGCTTGCCCAGAGCAGGGCGAGGCGCTTCGTCCCGTTTAAGCGTGGCGATAAGGTCAAGTTTGACGAGCAGGGCAGCGTCTACGATGGGATTATATCGGTCGTTGATATGGTAGACGGTCGCGGGCGCGTTCAGCTCATGCTCGGCATGATCAAGCACTGGGTGGCGATGGACAAGGTGGTGGCGGCATGAGAACCGATAAGATCGCCCAAATCATCATTTCAGCTATCGGTCGCCTGTTAATAACCCAAACCAATAGCTTGCAGGTTGGGCGGAACCCCGATAGGTATGAATCTGGTTTAATTGCCTCACTGATGCTGGAAACCGCGGGCGATAGCCCCCTTACAGTAACTCCAGTGGTCATTGGCAGCGCCGTCTGCGCACTTCACCGGCCCATTTCATGTGCCGGTGCGTAAGCTTTTCAGAAACTGACCGTGACGTGGAAAGCTCCACGGTAGGCGTTCCGGGCGCCGAATGGGATGCTTGGAGTCGCGCCCAAGCCGGTCAGGACCAATTCCAATCGGGCAGCTTTAGCCACCGCGACGCGGCGCTCCTCCCCCCAACGGTAGCGCGTCCATATGGTTGAGGCTGCCCGAACCACCTTTGAGGTCGCCAATGGGTCAGAGCATCATCGAGGACTTCGCCTCTATCGGAGCGCATCTGGCTCAGATCGAGAAGAAGATCCCGCCGAAGGCTAGCGACAAGGCTCATGGCGAGCAGCTAGCATCTAACATCTCGACCTCGTGGATGTATGCTGCAACGCCTCCCGCGGACGCTCCGACCGTGTATCCCATGTTCGGCGGCTATGTAGACACAGCGCCTTGTGAGTACGTGGCGCCTGATAGTGATGGCTCCTAGCGTGTGGACTTCGACCTCTGGATTCAGTGCGTCATCCAGATATGCAGGCTGCAAGTGCAGCGCCAACACCATAGATTGATTGGGGTATCCATGGCTACGCTGGCCGAGCAGATCAAGGCAGCCAGGGCGCAACTCGCTGATGCGCGCAAGCAAGCGGCTGATGCAGTAGCCGACTCTGCCGGCGTGGCAATGAGCGTGCTCAAGGAAGTAGAGAAGACGCGCAAGGAAACGGACGACCTGCGCGCTGAGATGGCAGAGCTAACCAATGGCGGCCCTGCCATGGATATGCCAATGCCGCAGGTGCGCGGCTATCCGCAGTGAAGTCGGAAGGCAAGCGTCTCAGCAATAGAGAGTACGACGCCAGGCGCAGGCAGCGCCCATGGCGCAAACTGTACAGTACGCCTCAGTGGCGTGCGTTGCGTGCAGCACAGTTGGCAAAGGAGCCACTGTGCAATCGATGTGCTGATAGGGGACGCGTGGTAGCGGCTACGGTGGCGCACCACGTCAAGGCACATAAAGGCGACGAGGTTCTGTTCTTCGACGCTGGGAACTTGGCCTCGTTGTGTGCCGACTGCCACGACATCGATGAGCAGCGCATCGAGCGCGGTGGCAAAGCGCGTCAACAGGTAGACGAGGACGGCTGGCCGCTCGAGGTGTAGGGGGTGGTCAAATCTCTGGGAGGTCGGGGAGACGGAACCGGCCAGGGCCTCGCATTTTAAATTCCGCTAGTTTCCGCACCGGGGGTCACTTGGGCAAGCGCGGTCCACGTAAGAAATTGGCCGTCCTTGAGAAATTGGACGGAAACCCGACCAAAAGGGTGATCGAAGAGTCCGGAATTGAGGCTCTCGGAGAGCCGTTCATCCCAGAGCATCTGTCTGACGATGCTCGCGGATGTATAGAGGTCATCCGGCAATCGATGCCGAAGCAGGTCTATTCGGCTCTCGACTCGTTTTTGCTTTCCGCCTTCGCGACAGCTTGGGCGCTGCACAAACTGGCGGCGCACAAGATCAATGACCCTGAGTTTCTTCATGTTTACGGGGTGGGCGACAATGGCGCTCAGGCGCAAAGTCCGTGGATCGCAATTCTAAACAAGCAGGCGATGCTAATAGCGTCTCTGGGCGATCGGCTCGGGCTAGATCCAAAGAGCCGCGCCGCGCTCAAGTTGCCAAAGGCGAACCAGCAGAAAAGCAAATTCGCCGGCCTGATCGGGCAGAACGGGTTATCCAGTTCATTGAACAACTGACCGTCCCGAGCGGTGAGGGGCAGGGCGGTAAGTTCATCCTGCGTGAGTGGCAGAAGCGGTTCATCCGGGACATCTACGCGCCGCATGTAAAAAGCGGTGGGAAAATCCGGCGATCGGTGCGGCGGGCGATCCTCTCGATCGCCCGTAAGAATGGCAAGACGGCGCTGATTGCGGCGCTCGTCCTGGTTCACCTGGTTGGGCCAGAGGCCGTCCAGAACGGGGAAATCTACTCTGCCGCTAACGATCGCGAGCAGGCCGCGCAGGTGTTCAAGGTCGCGGCGCAAATCGTCCGAGCCGATCCTGAGTTGTCCGATTTGCTGAAGGTGGTCGACTCCACCAAGCATATCGCCTGCTACTCGAATGGGTCTTTCTATAAGGCGATGTCGGCTGAAGCTGGCACAAAGCACGGTCTAAACCCGACTTTCGTCATCTTCGACGAATTGGCGCAGGCGAAGAATCGGGAGCTCTACGACGTTCTTGATACTTCGATGGGCGCGCGGGCCGAGCCCTTGTTCGTGGTCATCTCGACGCAGTCGAACGATCCTGAACATATTCTGTCGAAGCTTATTGATGACGGTATTAGCGCTCGCGATCCTACGATCGTTTGCCATCTCTACGAAGTCCCGGAGGATTGTCAGGACGTCTTCGACCCTAGGGTTTGGAAGAAGGCCAACCCCGCGCTAGGCGACTTTCGGTCGCTGGCTGACTTGAAGGCAATCGCTGATAAGGCGCAGCGAATGCCGGCAGAGGAGCCGAAGTTTCGGAACCTCTACCTCAACCAGCGCGTCGCGCCGGTCGCGTCCCTGATCTCGCGCAAGGAGTGGTTGGCCTGTGCGGGTCCGGCGGATTTCGCGGAGAAGGAAGAGGTCTATTTGGCGCTGGATATGTCGGCGGTGGTCGACTTAACGGCGCTGGTGATGGGATCTGCCGGCGACAAGACCAAGGTTAAGGCGTTCGTCTGGAAGCCGGAGGATCTGCTTAAGGACCATAGCGACCGCGATTTTGGGTCTGGGAATAATCGATACGGAGAATGGCACAAGGCGGGGCATCTCCTGGTGTCGCCTGGCAGATCGATCGACCCCGCCGTAATCGCGGCGAAGGTCGCCGAGCTTTACGGCCGCTATACCGTTCTCGGGCTGGCTTACGACCGCTGGCGCATCGCCGATCTGCTTCGCGAATTCGACCGTATTGGCTTCGCTGCTTGGGAAGATAAGGGCACAGAAAAGGCCGGTTACGGACTGCGGCTCATCCCATGGGGCCAAGGATTCAAGGATATGGCTCCTGCGATCGATGCGCTGGAGCTCGAGGTGATTGAACGCAATCTGGAGCATCCTTCAAATCCTGTGCTGACCTGGGCAATGGCAAATGCCGTCGCATCAATGGATCCTGCCGGAAATAGGAAGCTCGATAAGGAAAAGGCTCGATTCCGCATCGACCCGGCCGTCGCGTTGACGATGATGGTGGGTCTGAAGTCGCGGGACCGCAACAACAGCATCGTTCCGACGTCCCCGTGGGATGATCCTAATTACCGTCTGGTGGCTTCGTGAAGCTTTTCAATCTGTTCGGCCGCCAGGAAAAACGCGCTTCTCCGGAAGATCCTCGCGTTCCTGTCAGTGCCGAGAACTTTTTGTCCTACTTCGGCGTGGCATCCGGGAATCTACCGGTCGTTACCATCGATAGCGCGTTGCAGGTGCCGGCGGTGGCTGCTGCGGCCTCATTCCTGCCGGCAAGCTTGGCAAGTTTGCCGCTTCACGCTTACCGCGCCAAGGAATCTGGCGCTGAGCGCATTAAGGGCGGCATCCAGCGCCTCCTGAACGAGGCGCCGAACGCCGAATGGACCAGCTTTGGCTGGCGTAAATATTTCTGGCAGCAGGTCTTCACGGGTGGCCGCGGTCTCTCATGGATTGAGCGTGTTGGCGGGAATGTCGTCGGTATTTGGCCGATGGACCCTGGATATACGACCGTCAAGAGGGTTGGGGGTCAAAAGGTCTACGACTTCGGGGGAAAGGTATACCCTGCGGTAGACGTCATAGACGTTCCATTCATGCTTCGGCGCGATCAGTTGGGGGTCTATAGCCCGATTGTGCTGGGTTCTAAGGCCATTCAGCTCGCGTTGGCGATGAATGACTACGCGAGTGGGTTCTTTGCCGGCGGGGGCGTTCCTCCTCTTGCGCTGGTCGGGCCGATGCCGGCTGGTCCGGATGCGGTCAAACGAGCTCAGGGCGACATCAAGCGAGCGATCGACGCGGCAAAATCGAACAGCGAGCCTGTATTCCCGATCCCTGCTGGCTATGAATTGAAGCCTGTCGGTTTTGATCCCGACAAGGGTCAGATGACCGAGGCGCGCCAATTTCAGATCGTTGAAATCGCCAGGGTTTTCAACCTGCCGCCGGTCTTCTTGCAGGATCTGACGCACGGAACGTTTTCGAACACCGAGCAGCAGGATCTTCATCTCGTCAAGCACCTCATCGCGCAATGGGCGAAGGCGTTTGAAGAGGAAATCAACCTCAAGGTTTTCGGCCGCACGGGAAACCGTTACGCAGAACACAGCATGGACGCTTTGATGCGCGGCGACTTCAAGAGCCGCCTCGAGGCACTCGCAAGCGGCGTCCAGAATGCGCTGCTTACGCCGAATGAAGGCCGGGGTCTCGACAACCGCCCGCCCCTTCCTGACGGCGACAAACTCTACATCCAAGGCGCGACCGTCCCGCTGGGGTCGACGCCAACCACCACCAACGGAGGGGTTAATGACCCTGGAACGACGGGCGATAACCAGCCCGCCTGAAGTACGATCCAGTGATAGCGGGAAAACGGCCAAAGGTTACGCCGCGTTGTTCAACACGCGGACGGATATCGGAGGCATGTTTAGCGAAATGATTGCGCCAGGCGCATTCGCAGAGACGCTGAAGAGTTCCGACGTTCGCGCCCTGATCAACCACGACAGCGGCCGAGTCATCGGGCGCTCGATGGCGGGGACGCTGCGCCTGCAAGAAGACGAGAAGGGTCTTGCGGTCGAAGTCGATCTCCCGGATACGACGGACGGTCGCGATCTCGCCGTCCAGCTTGAGCGAGGCGATATTTCCGGCATGTCATTCGGCTTCCGCGTTACCCACGACGAATGGGACGAGTCCGGCGGTATGCCTGCGCGCACGATCCGCAAGGTCGAGCTCTACGAAGTCAGCGCAGTTGCTTTTCCAGCGTATGACGACACCTCGATCGCACTGCGATCGCTGGATGAATCGCGCAAAGAGACCAAGCGCAAGAATTTCAATGCAGCGGCACAGCGCCTCCGCATGAAAACCACCCTCGACTTGAAGTCGAGGAGTAAAGCCTAGGCATCCCGCCAAAGCCCAACGAAACCGTCGCCCCTTCGGGCGGCTATTTTATTGGAGAAAGCAATGACCTTGAAGGAATTGCGGGATCGTCAGGCGCAGATCGTCGCCGAAGCCCGCGAGCGTCTTGACCAGATCGATAAGGCCGACGAAGCCCGCGCCAAGGAACTCGAGGCCGCCCACGACGCGGCTATGGCCGAGTATGACCGCCTTGAGAAGCAGATTGAGCGCGAAGAGAAGCTTTCGTCGCTTGAGAAGCGCACCGAGGAGGCCCGTCGCGCCCAGCGTCCGACGAACCAGGACAGCGAAGTTCGCGCCCACGACGCCGGCGAGAAGCCGGAATATCGTGCCGCGTTTTACAAGATGCTGCGCGTCGGCGGTGACATCTCCGAGCTGTCTGCCGAGGAGCGCGCCGTTCTCCGTGCCGGCGTCGTCAAGAAGGGCGAGGCGGAATTCCGCGCTCAGTCCACCAGCAGCACCGCTGGCGGCTACACCGTCCCGGTCGAGCTGGCGAACGAGATCGTTCGCTCCATGCTGGCTTGGGGTCCGATGTACGATCCGGGCGTCTCGACCGAGATGATGACCTCTGGTGGCAACCAGATCAACATCCCGACCGTGAACGACACGACCGTCCCGGCTGTGGCTCACACTGAAAATACCGCTCTCACCGACGACGGCGGTTCTGATGTGACCTTCGGCCAGAAGCGACTCGACGCCTACGCGTTCGACACCGAGTTCGTCCGCTGGTCTTGGGAACTGACGCAGGACTCGATCTTCAACATCGAGCAACTGCTTGGTTCGCTGCTTGGCGAGCGCCTTGCGCGCATCGCCAACTCGCAGCTCACCACCGGCACGGGTTCGTCCGCGCCGAATGGCGTTGCGACCGCATCGACCCTCGGCAAGACTGCCGCGGCGACCGGCGCGATCACGGTGGACGAACTCCTTGACCTCGTCCACTCGGTCGACCCGGCCTACCGCGTTGGTCCGAAGGTTCGTTTCATGTTCAATGACTCGACCCTGAAGGCCATCCGCAAGCTGAAGGACGGCAACGGCCAGTACATCTGGCAGATGGGCAATATCCAGCAGGGTGCCCCCGGCTCGCTGCTCGGCTATAACTACTCCATCAACCAGGCGATGGCGTCGCTCGCGACCGGCAACAAGACCGTCCTGTTCGGCGACTTCAGCAAGTATTGGGTCCGCAAGGTCGGTTCGCCCGTGATCGGTGTGATGCGCGAGCGCTTCTGGCCGGATCTCGGTATCGCCGGCCTGATCCGCTTCGATGGTGAGCTGGTCGACACCGCAGCCGTCAAGCACCTGATCCAGGCGTAAGGCCATAGGGGCGGCTTCGCGGCCGCCCCTTTACCTTCATCGGAGAATCTACGATGGCTGATTACAATACGACTGGATACCGCAACGCTGACGGCGTGATGGTAGTGCAAGGGCAGACTGCGGTCACTCAGGCGACCAGCATTACGACCGGCGTTACCTGCAACTCCTATTCGGGTGTTATTACCACCGTGAGTCAGACCGTCGCGGCGTCGGGCGGGGCAGATTTTGTTGTGACGAACAGCAAAGTTGCGGCCACCGACGTTATTGCGGTCTCGATCAAGACCCACACTTCGGCCGGTACGTTCATGGCCTCGGTTGCAACGTGCTGATCATCAATTTCGTTGTTCTGAAGGCAGAAGCGTAAGTGTTGGTAGAAATGACTGTCGGTCTCTCGGGGCCGGCAATCCTGCTCAATCCTGGCGATCGTTACGAATTCCCGCAGGATGAGGCCTTGCGCCTCATTTCTGCGGGGTTCGCCATTCCTGTGGCTGAGCAGAAAGTCGAGCGGGCCGTCGCTCAGCCCGTCCTCGAGACGCGCGAAACCCGCAAGAAGAAGCGTTCCTGATGTGGTATCCGGAATCTGTCTCTGTTGCTGCCGGTTCTGAGCCTGTCACGGCTGCGCAGGTTAAGCAGCAGTGCGGTATCTCGACCGGCGACACGACGTATGATGCGTTGATCACGCGCATGATCGCTTCCGAGCGAGCGTATGTCGAGAAACATTGCGGAATTCGCATCGTAACGCAGACGATCATCGCAAAGTGCGATTCATTCTGCGATTTCGGTAGGCTTCCCTTCGGGCCTGTGCAGTCCATCAGCTCGGTTAGCTATGTCGATGTGGATGGCGCCAACCAGACGTTGGCAACCTCGGTCTATGAGACTAGGGCGGATGGGCTTGAGGCGCTGATCGTCCTGAAATACAACCAATCCTGGCCCGCTATTCAGCCCGGTTCGCGCATCGCCGTGACGGCTGTAGTGGGGTGGTCTTCGGTTCCTAGCGACCTTCAATCTGCAATCCTCCTTCGCATCGGGCGCTTGTTCTTCTCGAGCAAGGGAACGGACCAGCTTCTTCGCCGCGACCAGGTCGATGGGCTTGGATCTAAGGAATGGGATACGACCGGATCTATGGACGCGGTTTCTGCAAGAGCGGTCGCGGATCTCCTTGAGAACTATCGCTGCTGGCCTCTGGCTTAAGGTCGGATCATGGACGCCCGGACCGCGCTAGCCCAACATATCGCCTTTATCAATGAAATTGGCGAGGACGTCGCCATCCGCCGTTATACCGGCAGCGGTACGCCGCGCCCATATACCGACACCACGACCAAGGCGCGGGTTATGGGCTATAAGCCGAGCCAGCTGGTTGGGTCGATCGTGCAGGGCGATCGGCGGGTTATCGCTCTTGTCGACGCGCTCAGCTCGATCCTGCCCATTACCACGAATGACAAGGCAGTCGTCGGCGGTAAGGTTCTCGCGATCAAAGCGGTCGACGACAACACGCGGCGCATTGGCGGGACACTGATCTCACTTGAGTTGCAGGTCGGCGGATGAGTGTTACCGCGGGTGAGGCTCTCGCCGCCGTTAAATCGCGGCTTAGTTCCGGAATATCCATTACGTTGTATTGGCACGGTGACGATCCGCCGCGCCTTCCGGACGAGCCTTCAAAGTTCGCTTATCTGGTGTTCAACAATGAGGGCTCGCGTCTCGTCTCTTTCGGAGGCGGCGCTGGCTCAAATCGATACCGCAACCGCGCGACGCTTGAGGCTTATGTCTTCAGCCCGCCTACCGGCGCAGATGGAATGAAGCCGGTCATGGATGATGCCGAAACGATAGCCGCGAGGCTACGCAGTTTCCGGAACGCAACCATCTCTTGCTATTCGGCCGACGTGATCCCGGTGGGGCCCGGCGCAACCATCGCGCCTCCCGGCTTTTCTAACGAAGTCAACAACTACCTCTGCGCAATTGCCGAGGTTCAGATCGAGTTCGACCAAATCGGCTAACCGCCGCAACTCGCAGCGTCGAGATGACGCCGCACCCCACTAGATTGGAGAACTAACCATGTCCTTGGCGGAAGGCGTATCCCGCAGTATTATCTACAAGGCGTATGCCTCCGGCGCGATCACGGCAAACGCGCTCGCAACCTCGGCAAGCGATCTTGACGGCTCGACGGGCGGCAAGTACCTGCGCCGCGTTGCATCGACGCTGAACCTGACCAAGGACACCTATCAGAGCAACGAAATCCGCTCTGATCGTCAGATCCAGGACTTCCGCCACGGCGTGAAGCGCGTTACCGGCAACGTCTCCGGCGAACTCAGCCCCGGCACCTATTTTGACTTCATGGAGGCGGCTTGCCGCGGCACGAAGTCGAGCGCTGTTTCGCTCTCGGATAGCGACCTGACCAGCGTCACTTCGGACAATGGTGCGTCCACGTTCATCTTCACGGGCGGCAATCCGGTAACGCTCGGCCTTCGCATTGGCGACGTTATTCGATTCACGGGCCTCGCGGCGACCGCCAACAACTCGACCAACTTCCTGATCACCGGGTTCGGCGGCACCAGCAACCGGACGGTTTCGGTCTATCCGGCGCCGACGACTGATGCGGTGGCCGACTCCTCGTTCACCGTGACCAGCAACGGCACGAGCGGCAAGGCGGTTTATGTCCCGTCCTCCTCGTTCGTCTCCCGCAAGTTCGGCATCGAGGTCTACAGCAGCGACACCGACGTCAGCCAGCTCTATACGGAATGCCGCGTCGGCGGGTTCAATATCCAGCTTCCCGCGACTGGCATGGGCACCATCGAAACGACATTCATGGGCCGTGACATGGAAGTCGCCGACGCCGGTTCGGCACCGTTCTTTGTCTCGCCTTCGGCCGCGACGACCACGGGCTGCATTGCCGCAGTCAACGGTCTGTTGCGTATCGGCGGCAGCACGGTCGGCGTTGTCACTGGCATGAACATTCAGATGAGCCTCAACCCATCCGCGGATGCGGTCGTCGGCCAGAACTTCGTTCCTGAAATCTTCCTTGGTCGCGCCAACGTCACCGGCCAGATGACGGCGTTCTTTCAAGACAAGACCATGATCAACTACTTCAAGAACGAGACGGAGGTCAGCGTTCTGGCGTACCTCACGGCCTCCTCGTCGGCTGCCGCTGATGCCATCTCGGTCTATCTGCCGCGCGTCAAGGTCGGCGGCGCCGATGTTGGAACGAGCGGTGAGGGCGGCCAGCAGATCACGATGCCGTTCCAGGCGTTGAAGGCTGACGGCACCACGGCCGGCGACGAGGCGACCACCATCCGCATCGTCGACACCGCCGCGTCCTAACTTTCCAATCCCCGCCGCTACGGGGAAAGCCGCACGGCCAGGCCGCAGTGATGCGCCCGAACCGGGCAATCGATCGGAGAGACTGGCGGGTCTCTCCGATCACCCTTCCGCCAAAGGTGAATTATGGGAAAGTTTGGCTCGCTCGTCCCGAGCGACAAGCCGTTTCGGGTGAACATCAAGCTCGACGGCAAGCAGGTTCTTGACAAGGACGGCAAGCCGTTCTTTATCGACGTTTACGCTGAAGACAGCATTGCCGGCCGCCGTTTCGACAAGGAGTGGCGAGACAACATCCTGGCGCTCGCCAAGGAGGGCAAAGAACAGCCCAACCAGATCGACCACAATATCGCCAAATGCGCCGCGTTGACGGCTGCGTGGCATCTGGTCGATCCCGATACGCTCGAGCCCATCAATGAGCCCTGCACGCGCGAGAACGCCCAGGAGCTCTATTCGCTGCCCATGACCGCTTGGATCTGGGTGCAGCCGTGGGCGGCGGCAAACAACCACGTAAATTTTATCAAACGCTCTGCAAAGGGCTCTATGCCTATGCAGAGTGGCACTTCCGAAACGGCCGAAAGCTAGACGACGGCGCGACGGCCGGCGATCACAAGGCGGCTGCCAAGCGGCAGTTCGAGGCTCTTGGCTGGAAAGTCAGCGAGGAAATCGCGGACAAACCGCCTGAACTCCCGTTTGCTATCGCGCATCTCTGGCATTGGTTCGAGGAGATCACGCGCGGGCTTCAGGGCAACGGGTTTGCGTATCCGGTCATCTCCTGGTCTGAGCTTGATTGCTGGTCTCGGTTGACCCGCCAAATCGTCTCCCCGAGGGAGGCGCGGAGCTTGGTCTTCCTGGGCGTGTTGCGCGCCAACATCATGAGCGAAAAGCCGAAGACGGATGGCGGTAAAGGTTAGAATCACGCCATTTGAGAGGTCGATCAAACTTCTAATTGATGGCCGCTTGTCTCCAAAAGAGCGCAGTCAACGTGTTGCCGCGTTTGCGCGCAAAGAGATTGCGGCTGTCGATGAACAGAACCGCCGTGCTCTCGGGACCGTCCCGCCAAAGACCGTCACTGTTGACGGGCGGGCAGGGGCGCCGCTGGAGAGCATCAATCCAGACCGCGGCACGATCGTCGCGGAATGGAGTCTGGTCGGCGACGTGTTGCAGTGGATTTTTGCCACTCTGCGGGCGCGTTCGCCGAGGCTGAAGGGGGGGTACATCAAGGGACATACGCTCTTTGCTGACGGGGCCGAGTGTAGCGCTGATAACCCTCCGCTGGCATCCGAGTACACGTTCCTTAACATGGTGCCGTATAGCCGCAAGATCGAAATCGGCAAGACCAAGTCTGGCCGCGACTTCGTGATTCAGGTCCCGAACCGCATCTATGAGCGGACGGCCGACGACGCCAAAGCGCGTTTCGGCAACATTGCGAAGATCCGCTTCACCTACCAAGCCGCCGTTGGCGGTCGCATCGCTAGCAAGAACAGAGACGATCGCGTTCCCGCCATCGTCGTGACGCTGAGATGACAGACACAACCGACAAACTAATAATCCAGTCTGAGACGCAGGGCGTCCAGCAGTCGACCGATCAGCTCAATAAGCTGAAAGGCTCGATGGATGGCGTGTCCGTCTCTGCCCAGAACGTCGAGAAGTCCACCGGGAGCGTGGATAGCAAGTTTGCTGCCTTGGAGCGGCGTCTGGGGACGGTGGCCGGCCAATCCGCCAAGTTCGAGGCCGCCCAGAGGACTATCAATGCAGCCCTTGCCGCCAACCCTGGGCTCCAAGCTCGAGCAAATGAGGCGCTGGCCGCGGCTGAAGCTAGGTTCATTAGAACTGGCGGGGCGGTTAATGAGGTCGCTAAGTCAGCTCAGCTCACCAGATCCGATCTGATTAACCTCGGCCGTCAGGGATCTGACGTTTTTGTTTCGTTGGCTGGCGGCATCAACCCATTGATGGTTGGTCTCCAGCAGCTTCCTCAAGCGTTGGACCCCGTCATCGCGCGTGGCGTTCCTCTCAAAGCCGCCTTCAGCCAGGTGGCGTCCGGCGCTGTGGCTCTCATTACCCCTCTGACCGCAACGATTGCCGGCGTGACCGCCCTTAGTTTTGCTGCTGGCGCCGCCGCATTGCAAATGGATAGGTTGCAAGTCTCGTCTCAGCGAGCACTCAGCGGAGCGGGGCAGAGGACGGGAACGACCGTCAGCGACTTAAACGCGTTCACGTCGCAGAATGCTAGCAGACTTTCTGGGGCCGGGCTTTCCACGAAAGAGGCGCGGGATTTCGGAGAAGACCTCACTAGGACGGGCGAGATCGTCATCAGCCGCTTGCGCGGTATGAGCGATGCAGTGGTTGGCTTCTCGAATCAAACCGGGAAGAGCATGGACGAAGCACGCAAGGCCATGGTTGGCTTTGCTGTTGACCCCAAAAAGGCGATTGAGGAACTAGCCCAGACCTACGGTAGTTTTGACGTTGCTACCCGCAAGGCGGTCGACGCTCTGGTCCTTGCAGACGATAAGACGGGCGCGTTCCAGGTTATCATCGACGCTCTGTCTGAGAAGAGCAAGGCCGCCGCGCAGAACATGGGGTTCTTCGAGAAGGCGGGGAGGAGTGTTATAAACCTTCTTTCTACTGAAGTCGGGAAGCCTGCTGGATTGGAGGAACAGTTGGCGGCCACGCAAGCAAAGCTTGCGCAAGAGGGGAATGGAGCTGCGCGCAGTTCGGGATCTACGGCGCGGCTTCGTCAGGAAGTTTTAGACCTTCAGGCGGCGATTGAAAAGGTAAACGCAGGGAAAGCCGCGGCAGAAATCAATAAGCTTTCAACAGCCGCAGACGGTGCAGCTAGATCCATCAATCCTCAGATTGACCAGATTGAACAACTCAGGACCAAGCTCGAACAGTTAGAGCGGGCCAAGGCAGCGGGGACGACGAGCAAATACGGCGCACAAGTCGACAACGATGCGATTACCGCATATCAAAATATCATCGCGGCGACGCAACAGGCGCAGGCTGAGGCGGCGCGTTACAATGAGCTTGTAAAAGAGATCAGCACGGCGTGGGGCAATGTCGGGCAGGCGACCGCGCTCTCGCTGCAAGGCCTCCAAAACCAATTGGGTGTCGCAAACGCTGTTGGCGGCGCCGAGAAGATGATGGCGCAGGAGGCGGCCGACTACGCCAATGCGGTCATGCAGGGTAAGACGGCGCTCGAAGCCAGCCAGATCGCTGCGATGAACTTGGCGCTGGCCCAGGCGCAAGTCAACTCGGCGGCTAGAGAGACATTGTTCAATCTGCAAAACATGGCTCAGGTCGCGGCTGCCGTGACGGGGCAGCAGCAGATGCAGGCGCAGGCGCAGGCGCAGTACAATCAGCTAGTCCACGACGGTGTCGACGCGATTCTTGCCGAGAAAATCGCAGCGCAGCAGCTCGCAAATTCGCAAGCGCAAGCGACCGCCAACGTCGAGAAGCAGATTGAGGCGCTGAAAGACTCGACTGCGATGATCAAGGCCCAGCAGAACGGCACCGAAGCATCGACGGCCGCTGCGATCGCCTACAAGAATGCAATCGCGTCCGGCGCGGACGAGACTGCCGCGGCTGCGCTCAAGGCGGCGACGCTCGCGAACTACATGGCGCAGGCGGCATCGTCGGGGCAGAGCCTCGCGGCGGCTCAACAGGCGTTCGTCAATAGCTTCTCCGGCGTCTATGTCGGCGGCGTCGGCGGATCGCCCTATGGCGGCGTTAGTACCGGCGAGTACGAAGCGAACACGGGCGGCGGCTGGAACCTCCACGATCCCATTCCCAGCGGCCAGTACGGCAGCGCGCTCTCGCCGGTCGGTGAGCTGCTGCAGTGGGACTACAACATGCAGCAACAGGCGGCCAAGCAGGCGCAAAGCTTCGCTGCCATGGTCAACCAAGCCGGCGACATCAATGCAGCCCTGACTTACGCCATGGGCCAGCAGGCGCACGGAACGCAATACGGAGTGCCAGGAGTCATTGACCAGTTCGGTCGCTCGACCTGGGAAGATTGGGGCATGAGCGCTCCGGTGCTCGGTCAGGCGGTGTCGGAATCTGAAATCATCAGTCAGGTCAGTCAGCTCTACGACCTGAAGAACCAAATGACCGCGGATAAGTCGACGCAGCTCTCGAACCTCAACGCCGAGATGGCGTGGTTGCAGTCTCGTCCGCAGAGCATCGACCAGATGCGGGCAATCGCGCAGTTGAGGCAATCGATCGAGCAGCTCACCAACTCGACGGACTCCCTCAACTCCACCAACCAAGAGCTGCTGTCGCCGTACTACACGCAGGACCCGCGCAAATCGCACATCGGCTTCAGGTCGCAAGGCATGGCAACCGGTGGCTACGTCGACGTGCCGGGCGGCATCAGTGCCAACGACAACATGCTGGCGATGATCCCGGTTGCGTCCGGCGAGCGTATCTATGTCGACCCGATGTCGTCGAAGCGCGGCGTCGGTCAGCCGTCACAAACAACGATCAACATCAACGTCCCGATCACGATCGTCGGCAACGCAAACAAGGATGAGGTGGGTCGCACGGTCTATCAGTCCATGCAGACCGCAGCTCGACAATTGGCGGCAGCGCAGCGATGACAATCCCGGCATATCGACTTCCTGAAGGCATTGAGCGCGGCAGCGGGTTTGGCCCGTCGTTTCGCAACGTCATTCAGGAAGCCATCTCCGGCAACGAGCAGCGGTTTGCGCAGTGGACGAAGTGCCGCGGTGTCGGCGATCTTTCTTATGGTCTGCTCACGTCAGCCGATCCGCTGGGCGACTTCGCCGCCATCGTCGCCATGTGGCGCGCGCATTTCGGCAGTCTGTATCCGTTTCGCTTCCGCGACTGGAGCGACTACACCGTAACCGATGAGATTTTCGGGACGGGCGACGGTTCACAGACGCAATTCCAACTCGTCAAGACCTACGACCCATCGCAGATTTTGCTCGGCGTCCCAGGCTCACTGATCTATGTGCGCTCGATTACGCTGACGGCCACGACGCCGGTCATCAAGCTCGACGGTGTCACGCAGACGGCGACTACCGATTACACCATAAACAGCTCTGGTCTCGTCACCTTCACGACGGCGCCAACCACTGACGCGATCATGCAGTGGACGGGTGAATTCGACGTGCCGGTTAGGTTCGACACGGATCAGCTCCCGGTGATCCTCAACGAGGCCGACCTTGCCTCGCTGCGCTCGATCCCGATCAAAGAGGTGATTGGCGAGTATTAGGCATGAAAGACTTTTCACCCGTCGCCCTAAACAGTGCAGCCGTTGGCTTCCCAGCGCGCATTGGCGTCATCACGCGCGTTGATGGCGGCGTGTTTCGGTTTGCAGAGGCGGACGAGGCAATCGTCGTTGACGGTCAGACCTATTCGGTCGTCTCTGGCCTACAGATCAGTGCGGTCAAGCACACTTCGAACGGCGAAGTGCCGTCGTGCTCGATCCTGGCTGTCCATGCTGACGGAGCATTCTTCGATACTGACGTTTTGGATGCTGGCCTCTTCGACGCCGCGACGGTCCAGCTTTACGTCGTCGATCGCATGAACCTCACCAGGAAGGGCCTCCTGTTCACGGGTGCAATCAGCAACGTGTCGTACTCGGCCTCCAATCAAGTCGTGTTCGATGTGAAGGGTGCAGTGACTTCGGCGCGCGTGCTGATGACGCAGAAGCGTTCGCCAATGTGTCGGACTGATTTGTTCTCGACGCTGTGCGGTGTCGACAAGACGGCCTATGACGTTGCCACCACTGTTGACGAGATCACGAATGCTTTCAGCTTCACGGTGAACGGCGCGCTGACGCAAGTCGACGGCTGGTTCAATCAAGGCGTGCTGGTGACCGCGAGTGGCATCGCGCTGGAGATCGCCAACTGGTCGCAGTCATCGCAGACCATCACAACCTATCTGCCGTGCAATCGGCTGCTGAGCAACGGTGACAACATCACGCTCTATCCCGGCTGCGATAAGACGCTGACCGGCACCAACGGCTGCGTCAAGTTCTCCAATCAACTGAACTTCCAGGGCGAGCCGCATTTCTTGGGCACCGCCGCGGCGTCGCAGCAGGTTTAAGCTAAGATGGCATACGCAGACGATCCAGTAACGTACTGGTCCAGCGGCGGCGTCCAAATGGCGACGTGGGGGAGCGGCGGCAAGTTTGCGCCAGGAACCTACGCGTACACGTATGACTATCAACCCGGCACGAACATCATCATCGGCCAGTCGTGGAAGCTGGTCAGCGGCGGCGGTGGCGGCACAACCACGACCACGCCGAATGTGCCTGTCGTTACCGGCGTCTCTCCGCTGGAGACGAATTACTCTCTCTATGGTCACACGATCCCGCTGTCGGTTTTCGGCGTCGGCCGCATCGGCGGTGAGATCATCGCGGGGCCGTGGGTCGCGAACGGCAAGGCATCGTTCATCATCTCTTTCGGTGTGCCCGCCGATCCCGGCGGAAGCACGCGAACGCTGCGTGAGATCGCGTTCGACTCCGAAGTTGTCTGGGACAGTACGAACGGGTTCTCGACCGAAGCCTTCACCTACCGTTGGTATCCAGGCACGATGTCGCAAGCGGCTGATCCGCTGGAGACGACGCACTTCGGTGCAAATGCGGTCGCCTATCGACCGCAGATGCTGTTGGCATTTCAAGACTTGCCGCTGAGCGGGACAAAGTTCGGTAAAATCCCGTATGTTGCCGCTGTCATTGCCGACAGCAGCGGCGAGGATGTCAACCTCGGCGAGGCGTTTGAGCGGCTCGCCTATTCGCCGTGGGTTGGCTACACGTCAGCGCAGTTCGAAACGTCCGGTATCAATGACGGCCTCGTGGATGGTGGCCTGATCATCTCGTCGGACATCGACTTTCTGTCGCTGATCCAGAATTTCGGCCGCTTCTATCGGACCTGGGACATCCTGCAAACGGATAAACTGCGCATCGTCGACCGCGGCTCGGTCGTCACCGCAGACATTGGCCTTAATCGAGGAAGGCTGATCGGCGACGTTGTGATCCAGCGATCGGAGGCCAGCACCGTCCCGCGCGTCCTGGAGCTGGCGACGATCGATCCCGAGCAGGACTACACCATCGTCCCATCGCGAGCGGTGCGCCCCCGTGATCCAGTGAACGTGTCGGCATCGGTGGAGACCGAGACTGCGTATCTGCCGATGATCATGGATTCGGCCACGCGGCAGTCGCTCGTCACATACGCAAAATATTCCGAAGAGGTCTCCAGAAAGAAAATCCAGTTCGCGGCCATGATGTACGGGCTTGAAATCGAGCCCGGCGACTTGGTCACGATCTCGGGTTTGCCTGACGGTTTCCGCAGTGAGTCGTTCAAGGTCACGGAGACGTTGCACGGCATCAATCACACCGTAGAGATCAGTGCGGAAGCCTTCTTGAATTGCGAGATTCCAACCGGCGACGAGGACTTCTCCAACGTCGTGCTGTTGATGGGCTTCGAGGACTCCGATGGATCGCAGACATCGCCCGGCTTGACGGACGAAAGCCTGAGCGCTCACGGCACGGCTTCGTCGCCCAACTCCTCGCAGATCGACACGTCGCAGGCCAAGTTCGGCTCGTCCTCGCTGTGGATCAATGGCACCAGCCCGACCGTGCTGTTCGGTGACAGCGACGATTGGACTTTGTCGAGCGCGAATTCGGACGAGTTCACGATCGAATGCTGGGTGCGTCTCAGCGCGACGCCAACCCTCTCGCACGGCGTCATCGTCGCGCAGAGCCTGCTTGGCGTGACCTGGGACTTCATCATCACGAACACTGGCGAGTTGAAGTTCCGGTCGACGACGGGCGGCGGCTCGTTCGATGTTGATGTGGGCACGAGCGGCGCAGGTATCACGACGGGCTCTTGGTATCACCTCGCCGTTGACAAGGCGTCCACCGGAAAAATCCGTCTGTACAAGAACGGCGTGATGTTCGGCAGCGCGACGCCAGCCGACAGCAGCATTGCCAGCACGAACGGCAACCTGACGATCGGTGCGGAAGGCATTTTCGGCGGCAATCCGGTGAGCGGCTGGCTCGATGAGCTGCGCATTACCAAGGGCGTCGCTCGCTACAAGAGCGACGGCGGCTTTGCCGTGCCGACCACCGCTTTCCCGCGTGAAGGTGTCTAAACAATGCCACTGCTTGATAGCTGCGTGAACTCGGTCTTCGAGCCGGGCAACATTGGTTCGAGTCCTGGCGAGCCGCCGACCACGGTTCGCCCTGGTACGCTCTACAACCCGGATAACTATCCGGCCGATCAAGTCGAGTGGAGCATGAATTATTCCCGGTTCTACTGCAGCGCCTATCTCGGAGCGATTTAAATGCCTGGTTCATGGACAACTCTCAACGTCAAGGACGCTGCGGGTACGACGCGCAACATGCGTGTCTGGGACGAAAGTGGGGCCGGTAGCGGTCCTTATTCATTTGGGCACGCGATCAGCCGAGACACGCCAGGAACCACAGACCGCGTCACGGTCGGCGGCCTGACGCTGGTGGACGTGACATTGACGCTGGACACCAGCGCATATGCCTCTGGTGATCTGCTCGTCGACACGCAAGTCGTCGCAAGCGCCGTTCGTCTCAGCGATGGCAAAGGCATCCTGCACAGCATCATGGTGATCGATGAGGACGACCAGGGCGCTGCGTTCAATCTGTACTTCCTATCGGCGAACAACACCTTCGGCTCGGTGAATTCGGCGCCGTCGATCTCGGATGCAAATGCGCGCGACATTCTCTGCGTCGTGCCGATCGCCACCACCGACTATTACGATCTCGGCGGCGTGAAGGTCGCCGATCTTCACGGGCTCAACCGCATCATCAAGGGCGCCTCGGCCTCGACCAGCATTTACGTGGCGGCCGTCAACGGCACCGGAACGCCAACCTACACCGCAAGCGGGCTCAAGCTGCGCATCGGCATCTTGCAGGACTAACGCGATGCTGCTGGCTCGCATCCTGCCGCTCCTGGCCACGGCCGAGCCAGACACAACGCCGCCGACAATCGTCTCCTCGAACTCCGTCTCGGTCTTCGAGAACTCCACGCTGGCGCATGCACTCGTCGCGAACGAGCCGGTGACCTGGACGATCATCGGCGGCGCGGATCAGAGCAAGTTCGAACTCTCCGGCGGCTCAACGCTGCGATGGCTCGCCAACGGCACCAAGAACTACGAGGCGCCGGACGATGCCGACACCAACAACACGTACATCGTCCAGGTGCGCGCAACGGACCTCGCGGGCAACACGACCAACCAAACCATCACGGTCACCGTGCTCGACGACACCACCGAGGGTGCCGCCACTTTCGACAAAACGACCGTCAAGTTCGACAGCACGACGCACACGATGGATTCAGTATGACACTCAGCACGATTGGACTAGGCGCTGCACCAAACGACGGTACTGGCGACGATCTGCGCACCGCTGGCGGCAAGGTCAATGCCGCGATCGGCGTGCTCAATGCTTGGAGCGGCACGATCGAAGTTGTGATCGATGGCGGCGGCTCGGTCATCGCCACGGGCTTGAAGGGTTATCTCAGCGTGCCGATCGCCGGCACGATCACAGAGGCGAAGCTGATCGCGGACCAGAGCGGCAGCATCGTTGTCGACGTTTGGAAGTGCACCTATTCGCAATTCGATGCCGGCAGCACGCATCCAGTCTCGGGTGACAAGATCACGGCGTCGGCGCCGCCCACGATCTCGGCCGCGACGAAGTCGCAGGATACGACCTTGACCGGCTGGACGACCGCGTTCTCGGCCGGCGACGTGTTCGCGTTCAACATCAATTCCGTGAGCGCGATCCAGCGCGTCACACTGTCCCTCAAATACACGAGGGAGGTCTGATGTCGTCTTCTCAGATCAAAGTCTATTACAGCGGCAGCCCTGATCACATCGCCGACGCCGGCACTTGGACCAAGCCGGTCGGCGCGACGAAGGTGCGCGTGATCTTGATCGGTGGCGGCGGCGGCGGCGGCGGCGGTGACACGGCTGCATCGGCCACGCCTGTCAGCGGCGGCGGCGGTGGTGGTGGTGCTGGTCGCCACGAAGCTGTGTTCGCAGCCAGCGATGTCGGCGCGACCGAAGCCTACGCGATCGGCGCGGGCGGCACGTCGGGCGCTGCGGGCACCGGCACTGGCGGCAGCAACGGCGGCGCGGGCGGCAACTCGACGTTCGGTGGCTCCACCATCGCGATCCATACAGCTTACGGTGGCGGACGCGGCGGCGGCGGCAGCACCACCACGGGCTCAGGTGGCGGCGGCGGTGCCGGGCTCGGCGGCGCGGGTGGCAATGCGACTGGCGCCACGGCAGGCACGGCCGGCGCGAATGGCGGCTCGGCAGGCGGCTCGGCGACGGGCGGCGCCGCCAATACGGCGAACGGGTGCGGCTCGGGCGGCGGCGGTGATTCCACCGTTTCGGCCGGCTCGAATGCCGGTCAAGCGAGCGGCGGCGGCGCTTCAGGCGGCGGCGGCGGCGGCTCCAAGAACAACGCGCCGACCTATAGCGCTGGCGGCAACGGTGGACAGGCCGGACCCTATTCCGGCGGCGGCGGCAGCGCGTCCGGCGTCAACGGCTCGCCGGGCCTCGCCGCGTGGCTGGGCGATGCCGGCAGCGGTGCGGGCGGTGGCGGCGCATCGGCGACGACGGCCGGCGCTGGCGGCACAGGCGGCTTCCCTGGCGGCGGTGGCGGCGGTGGCGGCGCTTCGATCACTGGTGGCGCGGCAGGTGCGGGCGGTGTCGGCGGCGGTGGCATCGTCATCGTGATCACCGACTTCGGAGGCGTCTAAGTGGCAATCATTGACGTTCAAAAATACACCTCGGGTTCGGGCACCTGGACTAAGCCATCGAACGCGCAGTTCGTGCGCGTCATCATGGTCGGCGGCGGCGGTCCTGGCGGCGGCGGCAGTCAGCAGACTGCAGCGACGTTCGCGAGCGGTGGCGCTGGCGGCGGTGGCGGCGGCCTGTACGATCGCACGTTTGCTGCGTCTGAGATGGCAGCGACCGAGAGCTACTCGGTTGCCGCTTCGCGCGCTGGCGGTGCCGGCGCGACGACCGCGAGCTCGGCCGGTAGCCAAGGCAGTCAAGGCGACAGCTCGACCTTCACCATCAACGGCGTGACCGTGACCGCCTATGGCGGCGGTGCCGGCGCTGGCGGCACCAGCGGTGCGCAGGCAGGCGGCGGCGGTGCCGGCGTGAGCGGCGCGGGCGGCAATGCGTCCGGCACGACGGCGGGCGCTGCAGGCGCCAGCAATGGTGCTGCCGGCGGCGCGACTTCGACAGCGGGCACCTCCAACACGTCGTATGGCGGCGGCGGTGGCGCCGGCAGCACCAACGGCAACACGACCGCGCAGAACGGCGGCAACTCCGTATGGGGCGGTGCTGGCGGCGGTGCCGGTTGCGGCAAGGGCAGCTCGGTCTACGGCAACGGCGGCAGCGGCGGTCAATCGCGCGATCGTGCAGTGGCGACGGCAGGTGCCAACAACGGCGCTCCCGGCTTCGCTTATCCCGGTGGCGGCGGCGCGGGCGGCAACAGCAGCGCGACGACGCCGACCAATGGCGGCGACGGTGGCATTCCTGGCGGCGGTGGCGGCGGCGGCGGTACGACCGTCAACGGCGTCAACGCTGGCAACGGCGGTGCCGGCGCGCGCGGTGAAATCTGGGTGATCACTTATGGCGGCAACAGCTTGACCGGCGGCGCTGGTTTCTCTGCCACGATTTTCTGAGGAAAAAGGCGTCCGAAATCTGATTTTCGTCCATTCCGTTCCTCCCTTGCCTGGGCAGGAACCACCACAACCAACGGCAACCGAAAAGGATCTGCCAATGCGAGAACCTGCGTCCATTCGGTACAATAATCCCGGCGCTATGTGGGGCGGCTCGGCCCTCGCCAAGAAGTGGGGTGCCAACCAAACGGTTGGCCTGAACGACGGCATGGGGCAGGGCAACAACATCGCCGTATTCCCCACGAAGGTGAAGGGGGCTGCGGCGCAGTTCGACCTCTGGCACTCCTCCAAGCGCTACAACAACAAGCCGCTGCTGCAAGCCATCCACACGTGGTCGGGTGGGAATTGGGTTTCCTCCTACATCAAGTTCCTGACTGATCGCTGCCCCGGCCTGACCGCAAATACCATCATCGATGACGCCTTCCTGAAGTCCGAGAAGGGCCTTGCGATGATGAAGGCGCAGGCGTGGCACGAGGCCGGCAAGCCGTACCCGATGACCGATGCAGAGTGGCGGGAGGCCCAGGCGCTTGTCTTCAAGCCGAAGACCACTGTCGTCAAGGACGCCGCAAAGAAGTCCGGCCCGATCGTCGCTGGTGGCGGCGCTGCCGAGGCTGCGCGGCAATCTGGCCTGTCGATTAGCTGGGTTATCGCGATCGGCGTTGCCGTGGCCCTAACCACCTATTTGATCATGAGGTTCAAGAAATGATCGACTGGTTCAAAGAGAAGTTCGCGACCATCCGCGAGAAGCTGAAGGGCTGGAAAACGGTCATCATCGGCGCTCTTGTCGCCCTGCCGCTCTCGCTGCTCGAGATCCTGCAAGAGCTCCAGCTCGTGGACCTCAACTCGGTCATGCCGGAGCCTTGGGGCGCTCGTCTCGCGCTGGCGGTGTCGCTCGCGATGATCTTTCTGCGTCTGATCACGAATACGCCAGTCGGCAAGAAGGCCGAATAGCGTGTGGCAGTTTCTCGCCAGCCTGATCGGCGGCCCTGTCGTTAACGGGCTGGTCGAGGCCTACAAGCAGAAGCTGGCGGCCGGCAACACGTCGGAGCGGATTGCCGCCGAGCTCGCTCAGCGTGAGCTCTCCGTCGAGCAGCGCGAACGTGAATTGGCCGTACAGCAGAACATTGCCGACGACGGCAGGTGGTGGACCGCGGCGCCTCGGGCTGTGGTGATGTGGTCCTTCTCAATCTTTGTAGCGAAGTGCGTCGTCTGGGACAATGTTCTTGGCCTCGGACATACCGATCCCCTCAACGGGGATATTGCAACGTGGGCTGGTTGGCTGATGGCGCTCTGGTTCGGAGGTCGCTCGCTCGAAAAGGTGGCGAGGATCTTGCGACGGTGACACAGGAAGAAATCAAGGCAGTAATTCAAGAGGTTCTCGCAGAGCAGAAACAGGACCATGACGAGTTGGTCCTGAAGACGATCTCCACAATCCTCACTTCGTTCGGCATCGAGGATGATGACCGCAAGGAAATCCGGGCTGATTTCCTTCATCTTCGCAAGTGGCGCAAGAGCGTGGAGCAGGCCCAGAGCTACACGTTCAAGGCCGTGATCACGGTCATTGCGACCGGATTTGCTGGCGCTGTTTGGATGGGCATCAAGGCGGCGATGGGAAAATGAAGCAAATCACCATTCTAGCGCTCGCCTTGATGCTGCTCGGCTGTCCGGCGAGAGCCCGCGACAACGGCCAGTGGGAAGGCTCCGACCCGGCAATTCGCAATTGGTTCAAATCGCTGATGCAGCCGGACAACCCGACGGCGTCTTGCTGCGGAGAGGCTGACGGGTATTGGTGCGATGATATCTCAGTCCGCAACGGTAAGACGTATTGTCGGATTACTGATGATCGTCCTGATGCTCCTCTCGGTCGTCCACATCGTGAGATCGGCGAGGAATACGAGATCCCGCCGAACAAGCTCAAATGGGATGCAGGCAACCCAACTGGGCACGCGATCATCTTCCTGAGGGTTGATGGTTACGTTTGGTGCTTCGTTCAAAGTGGGGGTGTTTGATTGCCGCCGGCCAAGCTCTCTGACGAAGAGTTCATGCGCATTCTCAACGAGCACGGGATCACGAAGAAGGCAGAAAAGCTGATCGGCACCACCATTCGGAACATTAACTACCGTCGCCGTCGGCTGGAGGCCAAGTACGACCAGCCAATTCACCCGCCGAGCCTGTCCTATCTGGAAGCCAAGTACCCGCATCGGCTCCAGTTTGAGATGAAGAATGGCTCGATCTTGGTGGGCTCTGACTTCCACATCTGGCCCGGCCAGGAATCGACGGCTCTCAAGGCATTCAAAAAGTTCGCGGACGATCTCAGACCTGCCGCCGTCGTCCTCAACGGCGACGTTCTCGACTTCCCCTCAATCGGTCGGCACGCGCCAATCATGTGGGAAAGCGCACCTGAGCCATGGCAGGAGATCGAGGCGGCGCAGGACCACCTGCACGACATTGCGACAGCCTGCAGACGAGCTCGCAAGATGTGGCTTCTGGGAAACCATGACGCCAGGTTCGAGGCCAATCTGGCGAACAACGCGAGGCAGTACCGCAACATCAAAGGCGTGCACCTGTCCGACCATTTCGGACTATGGGAGAAGGGCTGGAGCTGCGCGGTCAACAGCCTGATTGAGGTTGGCCGGACCATGATTAAGCACAAGCCGAGGGGAGGGGGCATGAATGCCGCTCGAGCTTCGACGCTTAACAGCGGCTGGTCATACGTCCATGGCCATCTGCATAGCCAGAAGGTGTCGCCGATCACGGACTACAATGGCGATCGGTACGGGGTTGACGGCGGGATGATCGCCGATCCGTCCTTCAAGCAGTTCGTGAACTATACAGAAGATGCCCCGCTCGACTGGCGCTCTGGTTTCTGTGTGCTGACATACCGCGATGGCCGGCTGATGGCGCCTGAGCTTGTGACCGTCTGGGACGACCGCCGGGTTCAATTTCGTGGGGAGTTGATCCGTGTATAGAATCCGCGAGGTCGATGCCTCCGACGACGAAATCGCGGACATCATCCGCGCGTTCAATCGCGAGGAAGCAAGCTTCCCGGAGCTGAAGGACGATGAGCTTGACGGCTTCCACTGCTATTGGTGGCTGGCCTACGACGGAAGCGAGCCGGTTGGCTTTGCCGGAATGGTACCATCGCAGCGCTACAAAAACACTGGATACCTGAAGCGTGCCGGTGTTGCGGCGGGCCATCGCGGCAAGGGCCTGCAACTGAGGTTTTTCCGAGTTCGCGAGCGAAAAGCTCGTGCAATCGGCTGGACGCATCTTGTTTCGGAATGCACGAACACGATATATTCTGCGAACAACTTTATTCGCGCCGGCTTCAAACTCTTTGAGCCCGAAACAAGATGGGCCTTTGAAAACTCTCTCTACTGGAAGAAGGCCTTATGAGCGATGGTATCAGCTTCTTCAAATACGTCCCTAATGGTTTTGTGCATGTCTGGGAGAAGGCAGGATGGATAGCGCTGCCGGCACTGCACGGAACGGGACACGGGCTTTACAGCACGTTGATGAAGGCCGGGCCGAACTGCCCGTTGAGGGAGGACGGAGAGCCGGTGTGCCCTCAGAACGAGGCTGCGTAGTGGCTCGCTATGTCAGCCTCACGTTTCCCGAGCCCGGCAAGATCATCTTGAAGATTGGCCCTGGCGATCATACCTGCCAAACATTCCAGATCGAGGAGAGCGCACTTAAGGGCATCGTGCGAGACGCGATGCCTAAGCTGCTCCGGTAGGGCCGCTCACACTCAGGGAGTGAGACTGGCTGAGGCACGGTAGGCTGTGATATTGGCGCTTATGACAGTCCCAACCGTGGCCTGGAATAGCGTGCCTAGCACAAAACCAATCAGCAGTTTGTAGCGCATGGCTTAGGTGCTAATTCCAGACATGCTTGCACTTGTTGCAGACCCATGTCGTGACGATCCAGAATGACCACCAAGTGTCATTGCTCCGGCACTTAGGACATTGCATGTGCATCGGGCTGTCTCCCT